CTAAATTACTAAGTGTAGACATTATATACTTTTTATCCTAAAATACAATTTACATATTTTATCAGTAAATACTTTAGGAGAGTACTATGGATATAACAACAGACCTGGATGCTATTATAGAGACATCCACCAATAATCTACATGATCATGTAGAACGAGAGCTTACAAAGGATAAATTAAACTATACTTTGTTTCACCTTCAGACAAACATATCTGAACTAACCCAATGCGTCAAAGAACTTACTGATGCACTTAATAAACTAGAGGAGGCATCATGATAGAAATTGATAAAAGATCAGATGTTTCTGCATATATAAAGGTTGGAAACATAACCATATATGTAGAAGATTCAAAAGCCGCACCAGAGTTTGTTCATGTATGGAAAAATGAATCTAAAGATTTATTGCAAACATGTGATGGAGATATACAAATAATAAACGGAGAAACCAAATGAACGAACTACCAGAAATATTAGAAAAACAAGAACACGTAATCTTGGGAGACGCAGTTTATTTTCCAGATATGGAGCATAACTTTTATCATGAAGCTCCAGGCATATCATCATCAAACATAAGAAGGTTTGGACAAAGCCAGCTCCATGCATTTGAAGAAGAACACGAGACGACACCAGCTATGAAGTTTGGGACCGCCGCACATTCTTTGATTGTTGAGGGAGAAGAGGCCTTTGTTAATGATGTAGTCTGCCTTAGTGGATCTCCATACACCAACGCTAATAAAGAGCTAAAGAAGGAGTATGAAGATAGAGGGCTAACCGTTATATCATCTAAGGACAAAGAAACCTTATACAGTATGCGAGAAGCCTTAATACCGGAAGGACACAAACATTTGTCAGCAGTACAAGGCGAATACCCAGAAGTATTTAACTCTCCATTTGAAAGAGCGATCTTCTGGTGGGAAAAGGATCTATTGTTGAAAGTTAAATCTGATGTGCTTAGATACCCATTAGATATAGCTAGCGACCCTAAATCTATAATCTTAGTTGATTATAAGACTACTACTGATTGTTCTGTTAGAGGCTTTACATCATCTATTAGGAAGTACCAATACGAACTACAGGCCGCTTGGTATAAACGTGGATACGAGAAAGCTGGTTTCAAAGTGGTTGACTTTATATTTGTGGCGCAAGAAAAGAAGAAACCGTTTGCAAGTAAGATCTTCAAGATGAAGCATGAAGACATGACATCTGGCTGGTTAAAGCTAGAGCATTTGCTTGGAGAATACAACGCAGTATTAAACGGTAAGGAAGCCACAATATATAACTCACCTAATATAGTTAACGTAGATCTAAAAGGCTGGAGGGAAGAGTAATGGAAACATACCATCTAAGAGTTACTAGAAAACAAGTTAAGTATTGTAGCGTAACTGCAAAGTCTTTAGAGGAAGCAATAGCTCAAGCTGATTATCAAATACTTGTAAATCCACCTAGAGAAATTGACGGAACTATTAAGGAAATAAAATCTTACGAGCTGGTGAACTTACCAGAAAAACCAATATCGGTTGAACCGTACAACGAATTTACAGGTAAAGATTAATGGCAGATTTAGTAAACCAACCACCTCACTACACCAGGGGTGAAATAGAGTATATAGAGGCTATGAGATCTATGCTTTCGGCAGAAGAGTTTAAAGGTTTCTGTAAGGGCAACGCAGTTAAATATATATGGAGAGAAGATCACAAAGGACAAAACATCCAGGATCTTGAGAAGGCCGTTGTATATCTTAACTGGGCTATTGAAGATCTTAAAAATATGTAAATAAAAATGAAAAAAATATTTGAAGAAGAAATAGAGAAGGAAATGAAGTGGTTGGGATCAGCTATTTTAATCTTTACATTTTTTGTAATACTAAAATTAATTAATTAACAGGAGAAAAAGATGGGAAGACCAAAAAAGAAAATACAGAAAAGAGAAAAGGTGTTTAACTTTGTAAGCAAAGTAATAGACCTAGTTTTATACAAATGGAGGACAGTTATAAAAGCTACGATAAGTTTATTTATAGCATCTATGTTTATCTACGTTGTGTTCTTTTGGCTAGATACAGTACAAGAAATCAAGTTTGAAATTATTTATATTTGATAACAAAAACTATTGAATAAAAAAAGGGGCATAAAGCCCCTTTTTCTTTTCTACACTTAAAATGGAGGTTTATCACCTACTGGTGTTGGTGCCATCTCTGAAGGTTCCATCTTAATGATTTTAGTCTTCAAAGAAGTCACATCTTCACCTTGGTCATTCTTCCAGTTATCTTCATACTGTCTGATGCCAAGTCTAAGTTGCTTACCGATAAAATCTTTTGCAAGATCCGGAAGCTTCTTAAATCCAACAGTAATAGCAAGACGACTAAATATCTCACTCGCTATTCTTTTGGAATCTTCATTAGCAGACCAAAGGTTATACCATTCATTATGATCGCGATATGTACCACCATCAATTTGAAAGGTAACTTTCTGAGTCCAGTTACCGCTATTAGATTTATATTTCTCAGCGGCAATTATCTTAGCCTCATACTCACCAGTTGGAGCAACATCTGGACCTCGAGATTCCATTTGCTCCGCATTTTCGAAAAAATCAACGTCATTAAAGTCTGACATTACGCACTCTCCTTATTTTCAATATTAATAGAAAACCCTAACTTCTCAATTAGGGCAGTTAGATTGGGTTCCTCAAAGGCTTCAAGCTTACCACTACGATCTTTCGCGGTGTAACCTTGACCTATCCTTGTTTGTAACCACCTTTCCGCTACTGCATTACCGTCATCATCTTGACCGTCAATAATGCGTAGGGCCAAAACCTCATCAAAGAAATACGTAATTGCATCCCCTAAAGGTTTACTTGCCATCTTAGGACCAAAGAAAAATACACCATCATTATTATCTTTACCTTCTTTGCAAAGAAATAATACGTGTGTATTTAAGTCCCTAAATGATCTCATAAGACTTGTAACGGCTTCACTTACATTCTGGTAAGCCATTCTTCCATCTTTGTTTCTGCTTTTCTCATGAATCAATAAGATCTCTGAGATCTCTGAAACTGAGTCTAGACATACGCTATCATAGACTAACTCACCTGATGCTAGAGCGGCATACACCTCTCTAAGATCATCATAAGTTTTGACTTCAATAGCAGATACGTTTGGAGCATCTTTAATAGATAGTAATCCAGCTTCCGCACTAATGACTAAAACATTACCTGGCATAGTCTGTGTAGAAAAAGTTTTACCCGCTCCAGCTTGACCATATACAAGAAGCTTTGCCCCTTGTTGGTCCACCATTTTATCTGGTGTTTTTATCTTATCTTTTAAGCTCATAATCTACCCTCCTTATATATGTGTAAAAATGAACTTGTAAATTATAACCTGAGAAACTACAATATGTAAATCATATTATTTAGGAGATGTATATGAAAAAACAAATCGAAACAACTTGGCTTGCAAATTACTATTTCAGGACCAAAACTATAGCAATAAATAAATTGAAGGAGTTAGACACGATGGGCATACAACCTAATCACAAAGAAAGAAAAATAGATCACTACACGTTACCTGTTTACATTAAATTCTTAGGTTATAAAAAAGCCGCAGAAGATTTTAACTGTTCAGAAGCTACATGCAAATCTTGGAGATATGGATATAGGCAACCGTCAATAGCACAAGCCAAACAAATAATAAGGGCTACTGAAGGAAGATTAGATTTTGAATCTATCTACGGATCTATATCGGATATTTTAGAGCAGGAATAGCATGTTCCAGCTCAATATTACCGAGGATGACTCGTCCTTGGATATTGCTCTGGCTTATTATGATGATGGATATAATGTAGTACCGTTACAAAGATCAAATAAAAAACCACCACCATTTTTAAAAGGCTGGGAACAATACAAGGAAACAAGACCTGAAAGGGAACTTGTAGAGTCTTGGTTCAAGGATAGAGATAATCTAGTAGTAGCATTAGTCTGCGGCAAGTTTGTTGTTGTAGATGCAGATTCACCTGAAGCTATGGATTGGGTAGAAAAGAACCTACCAGCTTGCCCGTTTAAGGTCATTACAGGCAAGGGTATGCACTACTATTACAACAACCCAGAAAACTACACTACGTTTGCTACAAGACGAACAAACACAACTCCTATAGAAAGATTAATTGATATACGTGGTATGGGTGGCCTTATTATTGCACCATACAACCGTCATGCTAATGGTCAGGTATATAAGCCTGTCATGATTCCAGATTGGAAGATCTATGACCATACAGATCTACCAGACTTTACCGAAAAAGAATTCTTACAGATAACAGGCGTACCCAAAGTTGAAAGCAGTAAACAAACGGCACCATTCTCTTTAGATGGAGTATTGGAGGGATCTAGAAACGATGGAGCCGCAAGGATAGCTGGATACCTTATATCTAAAAGTGTGAACCTTGAGTTTGTAAGAGTATTCCTACAGAACTGGAATAAGAACAACAACCCACCACTACCGCAGAAAGAAATAGATTCTGTAGTAGATAACGTCAAAAGGACACATGACCGTAAAAATCAGATAGCTCCCTTGTTTACACAATCAACTGAGAATATTAAAAGACCAGCAGATCTATTCTCACCACCTGGATTGCTAAAAAACATGTTTGAGTTTTGTGAGGATATAGCCCAAGTTCCACAACCGGAACTATCCTTAGTTGGTGCCTTGGCATTAGCTAGTGTGACCTGTGGACGTTTATATCGGACCAACATGAATAACTTTTCAAGTATGTACTTTATGGGTGTTGCAAAGTCAGGACAAGGTAAGGAAAACATCAAGACATTCATAGAGTCTGTATTGAACGCCTCAGACCAAGAAAAGCTTGTTGTAGGTGATGGATATACATCTAGCGGAGCCGTAC